CGTTTAAACTCAAGTTCTTGCATATCTAAAGATAACTCAGCATTTTCTTTTACAGCATCAAGTTTTAATTTTTCTTTTTCTAATTCTACTCTTGCTTGTTCTAATGAAACCATTTGTTGTTCAGGTGATTGAGCTTGACCCATTGCCATATTTGCATTAAGAACATCTTTAGCTGCAGCAGCCATAACAGTTTCAATAGTTGATGGAGTACGTTGTTCTGGTGGTAACTGTTCTACCATAACTCCAGTAACTCCACTCATTTGTTCCTGATATTTCATTATAGAATGTTCTTGTACATTCGCTTCAAGAACTGGACGCAATCTTTGCATAATAGGATTCTTACCATTTATAGGATCTTGTAAGTATGCCATCTTCACTTGTATATGTGCATCATGGTTTTGTCCTGGAAATGCAGCAATTGGTAAACCTTTTGTTGCAGCCATAATATCTGATACAGGGTCCATAGGTTGTGGTTTAGGTTCTGGTGGCAATATCTCTTCCATATTAGGCATATTAGCAGCATTAAGTATTGTTCTATTTAATGCTTCAAGATTAAACATTCCTGGTGGAGATTGTTGTGCCATTTGTAATGCCATATTTGCTAACATCATTCTATGAGCATTACTTGGTATATTTGGATCACTTACTGGAACTACATCTACAGCTCCATCAAAATCTTTTTTGAAAATACTTCGACTTTCATTTGGAACATCATATGGATATTCTGTTGGTAAGTAATCATAATCTATTTGTGCAATAATTTTAAATTCATTACGTTGAGCTTTATGTAATCTTTTATGAATTGCTGAGAAGAACTTACTTGATGCTTCTATTAAAGCCATAGTAGTTCCTACAGGTCCATAGGAGGCAGCATCAGAAACTATTTGTTCTGTGCTATCTGCAAACTTCTGACCAGCAGTAGTTACAAACTGTAGCATGTTGTATAGGGTTGAGGAAGGCTCTTTATAAGGGAGAGGTATAATAGCCTTTGAGAGATCTATACCAGTTGCTTCAACCTCCTTGAACTCACCTGGAGCAATGGGGTCATTATCGCCAACCATCCTTACTCCTTTAGCCTTAAAGCCTCCTGGTAAATTTGAGAACTGTCCAGCATCTACAAGGTTACGCATAGCTGCTGTAGCTGTCATAGTTAAATTACCTAAGAAGTGTATAAGACCAAGACCATAGAACCCAAATCCTGGAACAAATCTATAATGTACAAAATGGATTCGTTTTTCTTTGTTAGGATCATCAGGTTCATAATTTCTACGAATACTTAATATTTGTCTTGATTGTTCTTCAATCGTTACAATGTAAGGAGCAAATTCTCCTTCTTCTGTTTCATCATCAGGAATATCAAGATGAACATGTTGTTCTAATAACACATATTGTGGATCGGCATTACCTGTTGCAGATAAACCAAGTATTGTATCCATCTTAGATGCAAAAGAACTCGCTGTTGGATTAGTTGCTTCTGGTAATTCAATATCAGAATAAATTCCAGAATCTAAATCTCTTTGCATATCTATTGGATTTTTATAAATGATATGTGTGTATCTATCAGCTTTACGTAAATCAGAAGCATAGTGTGATACATAGAACTGATCTATTGGAATAAATTCTGCTACAGGTCTTTTTAAATGTTCATCATAATAAACTTTTTTAAAGGCAGAACCTATTAATGGTAAATGAAAAAGCATTCTTTCCATTTCATCAAAGTATTCTGGCATCTGTTCAGTTAGCTGATAGTTCATAAAGTTTTGAACACGATTAGCTTGCTCTTGTTTTTGAACAGATTGAGTACCAAGTATCTGTGATTTAACAGGACCACCAGATGGAAATAATTCTTGTGAAGCTTTTGCTTGGAACTTGACTGCAGATTCTATCAGTAGGGGGTGAACTGCTGTACACGCACCTTCAAAAGGTTCACTAGCATCTTCAAGTTTTAATCCTAATAAATCAAAACCTCTTTCAAACATAGATTCCCAATCGCCTCTGGAATCTTTATCAGCTTGAAAGTTATCTAATACTTCATTAGAAATAAATGTTAGAGAATCATTATCTAAGTTATCTGCAATATTACTATACCATTGTGTTGCAGATCGTTCTGTTTCAATTTCTGTAGACTGATCAAAATTAACAATGACTCCCCCATCATCTGATAATTCAAAAGTCGTTTCAGTATTTTCTGTTTCTTTGACAGCTTCCATAGGCACAACATTTGGTGCATCCTGTGGCATCTGTTCAAATGGATTTTTTTCTGTCGCCATTATATAAACCTCTCTTCTCTCTGATTATGTTGGCTTTCTTTGTCTTTTTCAAGTTTTAAATAAAATGTAATGTTTGGATCGTATAGTTCAATTTGATTTTCTGGAGGGTATTCTGTAAAGATTTTCGATTTGTCAAATGTAGACAATTCATTCATTACACCTTCCCATGTTTATAATACTATTATACCATTAAACTCGCCAGTATGCAACTCTTTTTTTATTTTTTTTATTATCATCATCCCAATCAGGATCTTCTGGGTGTGTT